ACGGCCCACATGTCGTCTTCGGTCTCGCCCTTGGTGACAGCTTCGGGGGCTACCGTGTCCAACTCCTGAGCAATCATGCCGTAGCGTTGGTGTTCACCGTCTGCCTTCCAGTCGAACTGGCGCACTTGGATACCGTCGATCAGCGCAGAGGCGTCATCAGCGTCCGTGATGTTTTCCTTCAGGCGCTCGTCGGAGGAGGTGTTGTAGGAGGTGGTTGTTGAAGTCGTGTCAATAGAGCCAACGTCTGACCCGTTAGCGTTAAAGCGGATCATTTCGCCGCTTGTTCCGACCTTGTTTAAGTTCATGTTTGCGAAGGACGAAGTTCTTGCTATGTTTAACTGCGGAACGCTGCCCCGAAGAGCGATGCCTTCGTTGGTGTTTTCGTTAAAATCAATGTCACTCGTCGTCCCCACCAGCACGTTCCCCGAGGAGTCGATGCGCATGGCTTCGGAGCCGTTGGTGCCAAACAAAGTTGGGGTATTGTCGTAATTCCAAAGAGCCGTAGATGCGCCAGCGTTCCAGAGTCGAAGGCCGTTATTTGAACTGCTTCCCGTAGTGCTAGAAAGGATTTGGAGTGAGTTGTTCGTGCCGCCGCCAATAGTAAGATCGTAATTTGGCGAACTCGTCCCAATCCCCACGTTCCCCGAGAACGCCCCCGTCGTCCCGCTAATAGCCGCAGGGGTGGTCCCGCCGATCACAGTGCCGTCGATGGTGCCGCCGTTGATGTCTGCTGTGGAGGCAACAAGAGGTACATCCAACCCGCTTGCATTAAACTCACCGATCTTAGAGCCACCAACGGAAATACCGATCTCGTTAGCAGTCTCACGGAAGAAACCAGTGTCTTGGTCTTGTGTGAATGTAATGCCGGGAGTGGCAGCAGAGCCATCATCAAACTTACCTTCACCGGCCTCGTCAGCTACAGTCTGAAAGTCATTTATGAGCGTAGTGACCTGACCAGCTAGATCAGCCACAAGGCTCTGCGTAGGAATAATCTTGTAGTCTTGACCACTCTGAGTAGACCCAAGGTAAGGGTCAGCCAGCACAAGGACTGTAGCGGAAGTAATTGATTCAATCTCGTATAAGTTATCGTCAGGGCCGTAGAAGGCTTCCCCGATCTGAGCGCCCGACACAAAGTTAGTACCACTACCAGTGACTGTGGTCGAGCCGTTTGTTACGCTGACGGTGCCTGTATCATACCAAGCCATCGTGTATCTCCATAAATCTCAAGTTCATTTTATCATAGTTGGGTGCATGGCGAAAGTTACCCCGGAGGATCAGGCCACACCACATTCCTTGGGTCATCCGTGTTCTCAGGAAGGTCTCTAAGCGCCTGACGGTAAGTTGCCCACGCAGCTTGATCTACAGGTGCGTCAGGAACTTGAGTCCAGTCACTCTCATCCAATTTGGAATTTCTCTCTCTACGCAAAAGGAAAAAACCAGATGCTATATCATATTCATATGAGAGGCTTTCTTCATCCCAGAAAAAAGCTGGCCCCGGTGCGACAGGTTTCTCGCAAACCGACTGCCCATCCCAGTAATGCTTATCTGGGTCCACCATAAAGTCACACTCTACGACAGTCTGACCCTCATCAAGCGTCTCTTGTGTAGCAGATAAGGATTTCTCGTCCAGAGCCACCCCTTGAACTATCTTCTCATTTTCCAAGATGGCGTAGAACTTCATTATTTCCTCCTAGTAAACGCGCTTAGGGTGATGCTTCTCATTGAATAAGAACCTGAGCCACTAAGGTTTGTCCCGACACCCCGCAGAATTACTGTATGGGTTCCTGTATAACTTGCGCTAACTGACTGTCTCATCACTAGTGTAGAAAGTCTAAGGGGCGTGTAGGAACTTGTAAGTGTCAAGGATGGGGCGGTCTCAACAACACTACCATTGTACAAAAGTTGTGGTTGAAGTGTTGCGCTACCAGCCATTGGGTAGCCGGAAGATGTCCCAGTTTGAACCACATAAGTTGCCTCAAGAAGAAGGAGATCACCGTTATCGGCAGCAAAAGAAATTGTCGAGTAGTTGTCGTTGAATGGTCCTGAAAAACTACCAGACCAGAACCTATTAAACCCATTATAAGAACCATATGCAGCAGTGGTGATTGCGTTATTCTTAACTTTAATTGTATCAACCGAAAGGTCTACAATAGCCGCTTCATCAATGAACGCATTTCTTATGTAAGTACCAGCCGGATAAACTACACCATCAATATTCCTTGAGGACGTAAAGACAGTGAACGGATAGTCACCACCATTGTTGTTACTATCAAATACGGCAAACTGGTCAGCCCTGACATTAAACGCAGAACCACCAGCACCAGACAAAAGCTGATAGCCAGAGATGTTCCCATTGTTGTCAATCTGGACACCGTAGCGCCCCTCAATGCCATCAACGCTTTGTGATACTTGACTGATGGTAGTGGTGTTATTGCCAACCGTAGTGGACAAGCTGCTGATCTGAGATGCCTGTGCGCTGATGTCTCCTTCGTTGTCAGTTACCCTAGTGTTTAGACCAGAGATCGCTGTAGCGTTACCACTGATGTTACTTTCAGCAGTAGTAAGGTCACTAGACAGACTGTTAATCTGACTTGCTTGTGCACTAATCTGACCTTCAGCACTCGTAACCCTAGTGTCCAATCCAGAGATCGCTGTAGCGTTACCACTGATGTTTCCTTCAGCAGTCGTAAGATCACTCTGAAGTGCAGTGATACTGGAGGAGTTTGAACTGATATTTCCTTCTGCGCTTGTGACCCGTGCATCAAGAGAGGAAACAGCAGATGAGTTTGCAGAAGTATCAGTCTCAAGATCGGTCAGGCTTGCCTGAAGAGTAGTGATGTCAGAAGCCAGTGCACTGTCAGCATTTGCTCTAGTGGTTTGCTCAGAAACGATAGACGCCTCGTTAGCATTAATCTGAGCAGCCAGTTCCGTCCTGACTTGTGCTAGAGCCTCCTTCTGGTCATTCACATCCGCAGTAAAAGACTGACGAGCGTAAGCCACATCTTGAGTGATATACTTCCTGTCATTGTAACGACCCAAGGCTTCTTGAAGCGTCAACTCGCCCAGGTCATCAGTCTTGTTAGACAACCTCCTTACGTCTTGAACAGCAATGTTAATGGTCGGCGCATCAATACTGTCTAGCTGGATTTCAGCAGTATTCAGTCGCGTGTCAACGTCATTGAGTGCAGTTTGACTAGCCTTGAGGTCAATCTCGCCTTCAGCAACAGTAATGCGTCCTTCAAGCGCCTCAACGCCCAAGGTTCCATCATTGACATCATACAAAGACCCAGTGCTTGTGAGCGTGATAGCACCCTCAAGAGCATCAATGTCAATCTCTGCCGTATCAACCCGCGCAACAGTGTTCTCAAGTTCCGTGATGGTCGCTTCTGGCAACTGCGCGGCTGCAATCTCTGAGTCCACATAGGCGGTTGTGGCTGTAAGCGTAAGCTGCGACTCTACAGCATCAAGGTCGATCTCAACGTTATTCACCCGATTATCAAGAGCAGACAGACCTTGGATCGTCACAGAACCAGTATCAGGGTCAACAGTAATGCCTGCGTCGTTTATACGGCCCTCAAGGGCAGACGCATTAAGAGCAAGCTGGAGTGAGTCAGTAGCAAGTTGCGTTGTGGCGTCTTCTAACTGTTGTTGGTAGTCAACTGTGATGTTGTAGTCAGCAATATCTACCTTCTGGCTAATATCAGTGTTAATGCCATCAAACACATCAATCACGTCTTGAGCAAAGTTATCGTACTCAATGATTGCAGGGCCAAGATCGGCAGTGGTGATTGTGCTTGTAGTCGCATTAACAGGACCAGTCTTCCCGCTTTCATTGCCACTGTAGTCAACAGCAGAGACCCAGTAGTATTTCGTGACAAGAGGCCCAAGATTTGCACGAACAAATGAGTTACCGGAAGAACTCCCGATTTCAGTAGCGTTCCCAACTACGTTATCATCACTCTCGAAGACCTTGACGTAATTGAAGTCAGCATTGGCAGGGTTTGTCCACTTGACCTCAATAAATCCAAGACCACCGGAAGCAGAAAGATTTGTTGGTGAATTGGGGGCAATAGTATCACCACCAACTTGGGCTGTAGCAGAAACATAAGGACCGGATACCCCAAAAGTATTTATAGCCTTAACACGGATGTCATAGACCACATTCTCAACAACAGGGGCGATCTGGTATTCAGTAGAACGAAGACTGACGCTGTTGTATTTAGACTCACCTTGCCTTCGCCACTCAATAACATACGAGTTCACAAACTGTGCATCAGGCTCATCCCAATCCACAATGAATGAGTTTACAAAGGTGCCGTCTTCAGTGGTGAACCCACCGTCAGAAACAGTCAGGTTCTTAGGTGCCTCAGTCAAGAACGGGCTGGGCAGGTTCGTGTTGTCACGCTCGTAAACAGCACCATCGTCAACCTCATCAAAGACACTCTCGCTGATCTCACGCAGCGTCATCTGCACTTGCAGGTCTTGAGCGTCAGTCAGACCAAACGTCCAAGAAGCAACCTCAAACTCTTTTTGCACCCACCCAAAGCGATCCACACTAAGCTGGATGATGTCTCCGACCTGAACCTGAAAGGCTTTCATCCCAAAGGATGCACTGATAGTAAGTTGCTGACGGTTACGCTCAAGGAAGATACGAGCGATCCTACGAGCCTCGTCTGCTGTATCAGTAAACGGCAGGTTCAGGTCAACAACTGACTCAACACCATTGTCAGCATCCAAGAAGTCCTGATTGCGGAGTTCTGGGTAGTCGGTAAACTCGTAGGCACTCTCTGGCCCTTTGAACGTGCCTTTTACGATATTGAAGTTGTCTCTGCGCGAGTGCCGAGTTTTAACAGCCACACTACTACGCAAATCGTCTTCTGTGAATGAAACAGTGGGGGCTACGTAATAAGCAGGCTTCATGCGCCACTTACCTTGAGCGTACCACAACAGACCGCCCATAGACGTGAGCATTTCACTGAGAAGATCAATCGGGGTCACTGCCGTGGTGAACGCGCCATTACAGGTGTAACGCTTGGCACCACTGACAGTATTAGTCTCATCACAGACATTCGCAGCAGCAGCTACAAGTGTATCATCAATGTTTGCAGCCTCTTCATTCAGGCCGTAGTCAGACGCAATATAGTCACGCAGGCAAAGCGCAGGATTGTCGCTCCAGGCCGTCGTATCAGTCCGAGGATCATAGAGTTTCTTCCCCTTGATCGTGCAAAGGATTTCAGGGACACCATTCGGGAAGTCATCCCCAAGGCCGTGGAAGATGTCACACGAAATGTAAGCACAGTTGTTTAGAACGTGGTTGTTTGTCCAGCCAACACCATAGGACACAAGGCTTGCGTCTGCCGTGGTTTGCGTCCCGTCAAAGAACCGCATAACGATAGAGCCTGAAAAGCTACTAAAGAAGTTCGACTCGTAGCGACTTCCGTTGGGTGTAAGGGACGTGCCATTAGGGACTTCGGAAGGCTTTGTGATGACCTGACCAGTCCCCATAACCTTCCAAGATGTAATCTTTTCGCCGTCAATATAAACTTCTTCGTAACCCTCAATCGGGTGTCCTGTGTGAACAATCACCCGATAAAGCGTTGAGTTCACAATGTCGTTTGAATTGGAGTCAAAGACAATCGCACCGCCAACACGGGTCTGGCCGTAAATCACCTGCCGATCTAGGTTTGAGCGTTTGCCGTTTAGACGAAAGCCACCAATGCCAGCCTTACTCTCAGAACTGGGTTTGGGCGCAAGAGCGTTAAGGGCTAGGCCGACGGCGGCTTGGGTGAGGAAGCCAACTGCTGTTGTGAGAAAGGCACCAAATTTAAACGCCGCCACCGCAGGTGCAAGTCCGGAGACCGTCCCTAGAACGGCAGAACCAATCGCAGCAGCAGCGGTGAAGACAGCCATTAAAGCACCTTTTCGAACCTAGTTTCGATCTTCTGGTATCCTAGACGCTCAAGGAGAGGATCAATAGGATGCCGCTCGGTCACGGTCACATACAAAACCTTATGCCCATCTTCTTTAAGGCATTTTTCGGCAAATTTAAACATCCGAAGTCCGACACTTCCGCGTCGATACTGCTTGTCCAAGTATATGACATCATTGCTGGCAAGCATAGCCTTCTGGGAGTGCATTGACGGGAAGACGATCACAGTAAAGTAGCCAATTAGCTGGCCGTGATCTCTTGCGGTAAATATGTAGAAGTTGCCCTGCTCTTCTAGCAGTTCGTATAAATCCCAATTAGGATCAAGCGGCAACATTTCCTTATTGTGCTCAATTTCTTCCCAGTCTTTTTGCAAAAGAGGCCAAACTTCATCGCGGACCGAGGCAAGAAACTCTTGCTGATATGTGATGTCAGCGCCCATAGAACGGTGCGTCAATCACGCTGTTGCCAGAAGTCCCCCAAAGAATCCGCTGAAGCTGAATGCTCTCAACGAAATCAAATCCGAGATCATTGGGGTAAAGAGACTTCTGATATTGACTGGTATAGCGAGCAACCCTGGCGCGCTCTAAGTCAATCAGCTTGTTCTCAACCTTTAACTCAATGGTTGATGTCTCGGCGCCCTCATCAATGTTCATTTCGTCCATGTAGCCAGAGAATATCTCGGCAAGATCGCTGTAGGTCGTGCCATCAGAAACACCAAAGTGTATCTTGCACACACGTCCCTGATAAGGCTCACTGAGAGCCAATGACACCAATTCGCTGGGGATGCCGCTCAAGGTGAGAGTTGCGCCCTTGACGGCGATCTCAGAGGTTTCCTCAACGGCTGAAATACTCATCAGGCTCCCAGCGCCGGTGTATGTGTTGCCATCAAGCACTTGATCGCCAATACCAGTCCACAAGCGCAGCGTTTCATTGCCGTCAAACAGCAACTCAACGGCAAAGATCGGCCTGATTACACTGTCGTCTAATGCGGCCTCAACAACCGCCGGAATAGCGCGACTACCCATTAGATCGCCTCCACTGCGCCGAATGTTACGCCATAAATGCTAGCCTCGTTAATTGACCAGGCTTGCTCATTGGATGCCAGTCGGAAGTTGCCGACAGCATTGGTTACGGTTACTGAGTCCGTTCTAATCCCTCTGACATAAGGCCATATTTCAAGCGTGACTGCTCCAGCCGATGTGGTGTTGCCGGTGTTTAGAACTTTATGCAGCGTTGCACCCGATCCAGTCCCGATCTGGATGTAATCTCCCGGCAAAAGCCAACCCGCCGTGTCCGCAGGGGCACCCGTCACAATGATCGTGCCGCCGCTTTGACTGGTGATAACAGGCGTGCCAGCGGATGTAGCCGCTGCGCCGCGTGGATTGCACGCCCTCGGATCACCTAAAAGAAATGTCTTGGCACGACCATTCAAAGACAGCAGCCAGGCAATCCACATCTCTGCATCTGAACGACGCATCGGCGGCAAGGTAATGTCTGCCTGCCATGCCTGTCCCTGATGCTCAAAAACAGTGCTAGAGAATGTAAATGGGGATGCGCTCAGCGCGGTGGCGTTCACAGCGCGCAATTCTACATTCCGGATACCGGTGTGCGAGGGCAGGTCTCTTGGATATGTAAAAGCCATTACGCAAAAGCCCTTCCATAGCTACCGCCGCGCCGCTTGGCATCAGCAACCGCGCCCTTCGCGCTTTCCGCGATTTGCGGCATCATTGACTTGATCTCATTGCGCACGGTCTGCTGCACGCCCGTGCTGACGTTGATGGTCTGCTGAACGATAACGTTTTCTCCACCACCGCGCATTGCGTTGCTGGTCTGTGCCGGGCTTAGAATGCGACCGTTGGTTTGCGGCACGAACAACTCGCGCCCGCTTTCGCCGGTCATGTATGGTTGACCGGCCTGCACGGTTCCGCCGGATGCTTTGCCCTTCAACGCGCTGAATATGCCTCCCAGAATGCCGCCGCCACCGCTGCTGAAAGAACCGACAAGCTGCTGAACAACAAGCACGCGATAAAGTTCGCGGATGATGTCAGCGGCCATAGCGCGGAACGCATCCTTGGCGTCCATAGTGCCGTCAATCATAGACATGAATGCACTTTCCATGCTGTATTGCACAGTATCCATAACCTCGCCTAGTGCGCTTGCTTCAAGCGTGGCCTCTTGAAAACGCTGGCGCGAAATAGACATTGCGCTGTTGTATTCTTGCTGCGTGATCGCTCCGGCCTGCAATGCGTCATTCAGCACTTGCTGCGCATCGTTAAAGTCTTCTTGTGCATCCGAAACATTGGCAAGGGTTGCCAGAAGCTCGCTGTATTCTTCACGCAAGTCGGCAAGCTGGTCAACCGCGCTGCCACCGCCGCCGCCGCCTCTTCTCCTTGAAGACCCGCCGCCTGTATCTGTCGCGCCTGTTAAGCTGCCAAGAAGCGAAGACGGGACGGAAACCGCTGGGGCTGTAACGCCGGGAATGTTTTGCGTATCTGTCCCAAATTCACGAACATTTCCGTTCTCATCAACATAAAATTGACCTGTCCCTGAGACATCTCCGCCGCCAAGTTCTCCCGCACGTTCAACATCACGCCGGTATCTTTCAAGGTCTTCTGGCGTTTCTTCTGCCGGTGCGCCGCCACTGCCAAAAGGCTCAAGGCCACGCAGCATTCTGTATTCATCAACAGCAGCGCCGATCAGCCTAATAAGGCCACCAATCTGCGGAACCGCTGTGTCTTTGATGTAATTAATAAGCGAAACAAGTGCGTCTTGGTTATCAGCAAAGGCACTAGTTAATTCAGCGTCGAACGCTTCAGAGAGGTCTCGCGCTGCGTTTTCTAGTTCGCGTGCACCATCAACTGCATCTTGGTCCAAAATTCGGCCAGCCTCTTGCGCCTGATCGCCAAGTTCCTTCATGGCGCGGCCATTATCACGCAGCAAAGGAATAAGGGCAGTCGAGTCGTTTGCAAGCGCCTCCATGTAAAAGGTCATTTCGGCTTGTGAAAGATTTGCTTGCTCAAGACTGTTCACATAAAGCTGCAAAGCCTCTGGGCCAGACAAGCGAGCAAACTGCTCGGCAGTCACACCAACCTGCGGCGCGATGTTTTCAAAAAAGTCCTTCATAGGACCACCGCCGGTGGCCAAGAAGTCACCAACCTTGTCGTTTACATCTTTGATGATGTCAGCGACCTTATCCATCTCAAAACCAACAGTGCGCGCACCCGCCGCGAAAAATTGCAACTCTTCTGCGCTCGTTCCAGCAAGATCGGCCAACTTGCCGATTTCCGCCGCCGATCTGGTCAAATTCTTGATGGTTTGGACTGTAAAGACACCAGCAAGCAAAGGTGCAAGAACACGAGCCGCGCGCCCAAGTTGGTCAAACGAACGACCGACACTGCTGAGATTTCGGTTTGACCTATTCTTAAAGTAAGCAACCCGCCGCTCGGCATCGCGCATCTTGCGCTGGAATTCCTTATCTCTGGCCGACAAGATGACGTTAAGTTGTTCTGCGCTGATCGCCATCTACTTTCTCCACTAGCTGCCGGTATTCGTCTTTTGTCATGGCCTCGGAGCCGGGTTTTTTCGGGGAGTGCGCTTCTGACCAACCAGCAAACACAAGGAATGTGTCTTTCGGGATCATATCACGGATTTCTTCTGGTTTTAACCCTATAACAATGGCGTTTTTAATCATGTTGCGAACGTTCAGTCGCTTTGGCTCTGGTCCTCGTCGGTCTTTTTTTTTGACTCTGCCTCATCCATAGCATCCGGCATGAATGCAATGCCAATCGTTGCCTGCGCGATCTGGTAAAGTTCCATCAGCTTATCAGGGCCACAAGACTCAACGATTTGATCGGCCTCATGGTCTTTCTTGCCGCCACCCACTAAGGCCAGGGCGATAAGATCACGCACCTCTTTTGAAGTCGGCTTTTTGCCTCGACCAAAAAAGCCTTCCCAAACCTCAAAGATGCCACGGTGCTTGTCCTCAAACCGCTCAATCTCACGATTGCGCAGCATGAATGTGTAGGAAGCGCCGCCGAGATACTCGACGACGCTCCCGCGTGGCGCTTCAGCCGTGATCGCCATTAAGCCGCCGTAAACGTAACGGTGCCAGTGCTTTCAAGGCTGATGCTGTACGTCACACCGCCTTCAGTCTCACCGCCGAACTCAACAGTGGTCAGGCGAAACGCGCCAGCATATGTCCCGAAGTCAGGAACGACGATCTCGAAGTTAGCTTGATTGTCGTTCTGCATTGCCACGGTATTCATCCGCGCTTCTGCCGCGCTATCTTCGAAGAACCCATCACCCGAAACCGACACATTCTTTAGACCAGCCAAAGTCTCGGTCCACAGCGCGCCTTCCGGCGTGGTGCAGTCAGGCGTTGTCACGTCGATTGCAGAATTATTGATCGTCAGCGACTTGCTGTTCAGACCGCAAAGATTGCTGAAAGTCTCCGTTGCTTCGCCATCCCCGATCTTCACGAGCAGGGCGCGTCCAAGTTGTTTAGCCATGATCGGCCTCCTTCATCATGCGCTTGCCCACAGCGCGGGGTTTAGGCGGTTTCCTCAAGCATCGCTTGAAGCACTATGACAGCCGTGTAGCCACGACCCTCATCGTCTCTTGTAACAGAAAACGTCTGGAATATCATCTCGACCAGATTGTGACCCGCAACGGTCACAGCGGCCTCCTGACGATGCAAAGCCTCCTTCACAGCCTCAACCACCTGCACAGCCTCAACACGGCCTGACGCACTGCGAGAATGCGCCTCAAGCGAGATCGTGACCTCAGCGCCTTCCGTGGTGTCTGTATCAAACGCATTCGGAGAAATGTCGCCAAACCGCAGATACGGAAACGCCACATCCTGCGGAGGCTCGTCATAAACACGCTGAGCAACAAGATCAGTAACGCCCGCGTTGGCCACAAGTGCCGCGCGGACGCCCTTTTGAACCGACAAGGCAAAGCCATCAGCCACCTGTCGCCTCCTTCAATCCTTTGCGGATTGCAGCTTTTATTGAATTTTGAAACTTGCGCCCTGTGTACTCTTGCGCGATCCGAATATAAGGAGACGGGTTAGTTGTGCCGCGATTGCCGGACTTGCGCCCAAATTCAATGGAGCGGGCCTTAATCTGCGCCTCTTTGGTCGGCGGTGCGGCCTCAACCGAACCCACAAGCCCGCCCTCTTCATACTGCGTGAATATTTTTTCCTTTGTGTCACCGCTATCAACAGGCGCAAGCGCGCGAGCCATCCGAGCTGTGCGCTCGGTGTTCAACCGCACAGACTTAACAAGACGCGCCTCAACGGTCTTGGGCATTTTGCGAAACTGCTTTCGCAACTTATCAGCGCCGCCGATCCTCATGTGGCCACCCCGCGTCCCAGCTTAAACTCAAGCACGGTACCTTTGCGATCCACTTGGATCACGTCTTTGATGGCCCATGTCTTGCCGCGAATAATGACGCGGTCAGCTGCGGTGATTGTGTTTGTGGTGCTGTCACTGCGAACGCGCATTGTGGCCGCGCCTACATCAGACAGAACACCGCCCTGTATGTCCTCTTTGCCAGTGCGCTCACGCATGTCAGCCCAGCGCGTAGCCAAAGAGGCCCACCCGCTGTAGACGTTGCCATAATCGTCAACAGAGCCTTCTGTAAGCCTCTCAAACGAGGCACGCTCACGATATTGGCCAGCCTTAACCATACCAACACTGCCTGTGAATGTTCAGCAGGCTTTCAAAGCCAAACGGAATATTTGACAACTCGTCAATGCCAGACTGTTCTCGGTTGTCGTACCAATGCCCAACCAACAGCATCAGAGCATGTCGGATCGTCTCAGGAACATCAGCCGTCGTTTCGCCATAGCCGATTGTGTATTCAATTTTGATAGCATCTTGGCGATCTTGTGTGACAGGCCAAGTCTGGCCATCAATCGGCTCAATGCTTGTGTAAGTCGCTGTCCCGAAAACCTGATAGTTGTTCACATCGTCGTCTTGCAGAACGCCATCTGTGTCGTAATACCGAACTGCGTTCAGCAACACAAACGGGCCAAGGATCAACTTCACAGAGCCAGTAGTGTTGCTGTCTAGCCATTGCGCCCACTTCTGCGAGATCATCGCCTGACCCAAAGCGCCCTGCACATCTGTGAATGCAACCGCGACATTGATAAGCCGTGTCAACAGTGCATCATCATCTGTATGCTCAACGCGCAACTGAGCCTTCACCTCTTCCAAGGTGATCGGCGTAGTAGCTGGCGCTTCAACAAGTTCAAGCGCATGATGGCACATTAGCGGCTTTGGCATTTAATCAGCCCTCGTCAGGAATAGCCTTGCGCGTGCGCGCCTTTTTGACCGCTTTCTCAATCCGCTGCTCCTGCACAGGTTCAGCAATACCAGCAGTGAAAAACCGCTGCGCTTCCGCCTCGTTGCAGTCAATCACATCGCCCGCATTGTGAGAGAAATCAATCCCAGCCAGCGAAGTCAGAAGTTTAACCTTGGGCATCATCGCCTCCTTGTCAGTTTAGTGAGTGGGGCGGCGAACCGCCCCACCTAGAAACTGACTTAGGCCGCAGCCAGAGCCATGTGCTTGATCGCGGCGGTGTTGGCCAGCACACCGTCGAAGCGGATGTAGCCAAGGATGCCGAAGTCAGGCGCAAAGCGTTCACGCGCAACGTAGAGCGACGGTGCGCCAACCTTGCGAACATAGAACTTCGACATGTCGCCGAACAGCATGATCTTGCTGTTTACGCCATCGCCGATGCCCGCCATCGCCTGGTTGACGACAACATTGTAGCCCAGCAGGTTCTGCGGGATACCGGCCTGATAGTTGCCCATCTGCCACAGGTAGTTGCCGTCACCGTCCTTCAGCTTGCGAACCGCAGCGAGCGTGCTGTCGCTCATCATGATCGCGGTGTTGGGCGCGTTGCGGTATGCCGGATCAACCGAGTGGATCAGGTCGATGATTTCATCGCCAGTCACTGCGTTGGTCGCGGCGGCAACCTTGCCCTCTGCCGAGTTGGTCACGATGCCTTCAACATCCGAAGAACCCGAACCGACGGTCAGCTTGCTGTTTGCGATACGGCCCAGGCGCTCGCCCAGCAGTTCGCCCAGCAGGCTTTCCATGTTCAGGATGCTGTCGGCGTTCAGTTCTGCCGACCAACGGACCCACTCTGAGTCGAAGGCGAATGCGCCAAGCGTCTTCTGGCCGAAGGTAACATCCTTGCCACCATCGTCGGTGGGCTGAGTCCCTTCAGTATGAGCAACCGCCGTGACAGCAGTATCGTCAACAGTCGGGATGTTGAACGTGCGGCCATCATTCGAGTTGATGTAGGTGAAGAACTGGTTGCCGTACATCGGGCCAGTTGCAATCATCGCCTTCTCAATGAAGGTCGCCAGTTCAGTCGGGACCGTGAAGCCACCGGCGCTGTCCGTGCCGCCAACCTGTGCGCGATGCTCTTTCAGAACATTGCGAACTTCGGCATCAACGTACGCGTCACCGCCTGCTGCAATCATCTCAGCGAATGCAGTGCGGTAGTCCATGCGCAGGCCGTCATCCACAGCAGGTGCCGAGCGATCTTCAAAAGTCGGGCGCTTGCTGTAGTCGATTTCGTCGCCAGCGCGCAGAGCCGCTTCAACTTTCTCAAGACGCTCAACCTTTGCGGCCAGCTTGTCGTGATCCGCCATCATGGCGTCAAATTCACGCTCAATTTCAGCAGCGCGATCTTCAGGGGTGTTGTCTGTCACTTCCGACAGCTTGGAGCGGGCCTCGGTGGCGATTTTCGCCATCTTCTCCCGCAGGTCTTTAATATCAGCCATTAGGGCCTCCATCTAAGGGAACTGGTCTGCCATCACGGCGATCAGTCCAAGCGCTTGCCCAAGGCGCGGGACAGGGCGAAACAGCGGGAGAGCCGCTGCTATTCGGTCAAGCGGCCTTTCATCCGAAGGCGGCGAGCCGCTTGGCTTTTCTTCTGCGCCTTGCGGTGCGCCTCAAGCGACCGCAGGCCAATTTCTGTGCCTTCATATGCCGGTGTGGTCACAATAGACACGTCGAAAAGTTCAACATCTTGAACAATGCGTTTCGGGATTTCTCCGCGATCATCCCACATCTGGCGCGTTGGGATGAATGCAAAACTCATCTTGTCCAAGTCGCCTCGGCGCATTTTCGGTAAGATTGAACGGACATCTGGATCGCTAGGATCAAGATCAGTTTCCATGTAAAGGCCACGATCATCCTGAGAAAGCCTAAGAGTGCCAGATCGAGTGCGCGCTAAAGGCAAGCCATCATGGTTGACCAAGAAAACAACGTCGTCGTTCCGATCAATCGCATTCTTGAACGCACCGGCTTCAATAACCTCGGTAAACATTCCCGCGATGTTCGTTTCCTCGCCAAAAACAGCAGCGTAACCAGACACGCGAACCATGCCGTTGTCCTGATCCCGCAACTCAATTCTTTTTGCGGGGCGAATTTCTCTGGCAACGTAGGACTCTTCCATTTCGTCCATATCGCTCATTTCCTTGTGGAAAACGACAATAACCTCATCATCAGTTTCTTCGATCCGCTTGATGTGACGATCCTCGTCTTTGTCCTTGTAGCCCCGGGCTGTTACTTTACTCAAAGTGCTGAATCGATGACCAACGCGCACGCCAGAAGGCGACCACCCATCCTCGCCTTCTCGGTAAACCATGATGAGAGCCGCAGGGTCTTCTTCAGTCCCATTGACGGTAAAATCACTGTCGGGCACATTGATTTGGCCGTCGCGCTCAATGCGCTCAATCTGCCCATAGGCTTCACCGCCAGAACTGTCCCATGCGACATAGTCCCCGACGCTCAGTTCATCAGGCGCTGCGCGCTTTTGCATTTGAGCCTCCATATCCTGTGGCGATAATACCACAACAGAACGTCCCTCGTCCACAGGTGCCGCAGGCTCGAAAAGAAGCGGCTCAAAATCGTTCTCATCAAGCCATTCGCGCGCTTGCTCTACCGTGAAATAGTCGGTCTTAAAACGGATGCTTTGAACGCGCGCCTCGCCGTCGCTGATCCCATAAACGAAATCAACGCCCGTGCCGCCCTCGTTGTTCCGGCGGCTAAAGCTGTCAAATTCGTCTGGATCAGCGATGCGCGCGGCATGTTCGCCCGGATATGGGCGCGTTTCGGCGCGCTCGTCATCTTCCTGCTCAAGAATACGATTGGCCCAAGCCTGACCTGCGTCACCACCCCAAAGCGCCCAGGCTATGCGGCCATTGCTGGGATAGCCATCTTCGCCGGGGCGAAAGCCCTCAGCTTCCTTGTCAACTTCGTGCCGCGCGAAATAGCTGGCCATTCGGCCCACGGTTTCCATGCTTAGGTTTTCGCCGTTTGAAATATCCCTCGCACGAGCGATCCCAACCTCTGTGCCGCCGCGACCGTACTCGCTGCGCCAATCAAGCCCGCGCTGGGCCTCCTCGCGCATCGCTTCATTCGGTCTCGGCATCAAAGCCTCCAACCTGCGCGGCAATCGGAACCGTCGCGCCTTGGATCATCAGACTGTCGCCGCCCTCCAAAGCAGGGCGGTTTTCCATCGTGCGCGCCTCGTTTGGCGTCTCAATGCCGTTCTGGATCGCGGTGGCGTGACCCTGCATCCGCGTCTGGAAGTCGCCGCGCAGCAGCCCGTCAACATTGAACTCAACATAGCGATCAGACCCGCGCGGAAATAGCTTGAGGTTCAACTCATGCTCTGTCTGCTCAATCCACCGCTTCAGCGTGTGCTTGACGAAATGCAAGTCCTGCTGCTCGGTGTTGGAAAATGTGCCATGCGTCAAGTCTTGCAAGAATACAGGCGGCAAGCTGTAAATGCGCGCGATCTGCTCAATGCTGAAACGCTGCAATTCAATCAACTGCATCTGTTCCGGGTTGAAGCCGATCTGCTTCATCTCATGGCCAAGCGGAAGAGCCATGACAGAACGCCCTTCACGCGCCAGCTTGGCCGTGGTCTTGGCCACGTCGTCCGACGCCCGTGATGCTGCTGCGCCGCTCTGGAACGGCCCCTGCAGCACGACAGGCGGGATGCCACCAGATTGGAACGCCTTTGCGCCGTAGCGGCTGGCCGCAATCGCCATGCCAATCGCATCGCGGTTTGTGGAAATCGGACCGCGCACGTCCAAGCCGTTCGACTTGAGCATGAATGGGATGTCTAAGACTTCGCTTGCCGAATATGTCTGACCCTTGTGCAGATACACCCGAACCTGGCGCTTTCCGTCGCTGCGATGCTCAACGCGCGTATAATTCGGATCAAGCGGCCACAGGTTTTTGATAGCGCCATTGCGACTGCGCTCAATGTAAGTAACGCAGCGCCCACCTGTGAAAACTTGGTCAAACATATATTTGCGCCACTCAAACGACGACATGCTATCGTTCGCTGTGTCGTGCAAGAGTGTCTCAAGCGGACCTTTGACGCGCTCGCGGCCATTCTCGGTCTTGCGGTAAACATGCAGGGGAAGGCCAGCAAGCGTTCCAGAAAGGAAGTTCACGGCAGACCAAACCGCAGGAACCCCAAGAGCAGTGTCCACGTTGACAGTGACGCCAGCCGAAGCTGTCATCTCGCCCCAGCCCATGACCTGCAAAAAGTCCTCGGCAGATACCGGGGCATTCGGGTCTTCTAAGTTTCTGGTTTCCGTCTTGCGGAATCTGTCAAAAATGCCCATGCGTCCGCCGAATTTGCAAATTCCGCTGCATTGTATGCGATAATTTGCAAAGTTTCAAGGTGGTCACGCCTCCATCCGAAACTCAGGATCATCCCATGGCGAAGGCGGCACGCTTGTGTCCTCATGCGAAGCCGCGCCAAGCGCCATAGCCAAAGCGACCAGACCGTCGATCCTGCCACTTGACTTCATCTTGTCCAGCTTTCGGTTGCCAGCCGGATCGCGTACCGCGATTGCATTGGCCGCGCACATGTTCAAAAGCGGATTGCCGCCATGACGCAACTTTCGCTCGGCCACAAGGCGTTCCAGCTTATCAACCGCCGGGGCCATATCCTTAAACCCCTGTCCAAAAGGTGCCATCGGGATTTGCGCGCCAATAGCATCAAGTTCTCGCTGGAAGTCGTTAATGCGCCAGCGGTCATAGGCCAACATGGTGATGTCATACTGCTCCGCAGCCTCTGCAACGTGCCGCGCCACCACCGTAGGCACAATCACAGGGCCGTCGATCAACGTCAAAAATCCCTGATCGGCCCAAATATCATAAGGAACCTTATCGTTTTTTGCCTTCTCGCGGATGCCTTCGGACGGCAAAAAGAACTGCGGAATGATGTGCCATTGATCGCCGTCAGGGAATGCCATCACGAAAGCGGTTAAATCTCGGCTTTGAGACAAGTCAAGGCCCGCAAAACACGGCATCCCAGCGAACGGCTCCGGCTCCGCATCGTTGGCCTGCCACTCCGCGCGGCTTAGGAACGGGCTTTGCGCCTCAATCCGCTGGTTCAGATACAACCAGCGAAAGCTGTTTTCCTTGGCTGGCAGTCGCGCCGCCTGCTTTGCAAAGTCCTCCATGTCTTTGAGGCTGCGAAACTCGCCAAGCGCCGGGTTCGCCGCCTTCCACGCCTTTTTGTCCGTCACCTCGCAATCCTCTGGCGCGGTGTAGACATGGCTCACAATGCGCGGGTCTTTCGCGTTCTTGGCGTCGTCCAGCCAAATTGAGAAAAGGTCGCCATCGGTGGATGCCTGCGTGCTAATGGCGATCAAGAGGGGATCGTCGTGCGCGCCTTGGGCGGTTTCGATTGCTTCGATGAAGGCGTCTTGCTGGCCGCGCA